ATGGGAAGCCGCCGGTAATGAGGTCGATTCGTCCTCGCCAAATTGTAAAGTCTTTTGTTCGTATATCTTCATGTTGGTAGCTATTAGGAAAGTGTTTGTTCATTACCTGGTTGCAAAAAGGATCTATCTCACAATGCATAACATTCGTCCAATTCATCCAGTGGGCCGCCAGAGCGAAACCACCAATACCGTTAAAAAGGTGAGCGCAATTCATGATTGTTGGTTTTGATCGAAATCAATTTCAGTTGGCATCCATGCGCCTACCTCATTACCACCGTTCACGGACATATACCTCCTGGTCATGGTATCGTAATGGAATGAGCAGAAACCCAGTTGCCCCAGCCATGACCACTTTACCTTTTGCACATATACATCAACAACATTAGTTTGGAAGTCCCGATAAATACTTAGACCATTATGAGTCCGGTTAAAGAAGTGAGCAGATCCGCTAATGCTGTATAATGTCGGGATCTCATATTTGCCGGTCCGTGGGTCTTTCTTCAGCTTCGTAGGGTGTGCCACAAGGAACCCGTGAACTTTGTATTTATCCAGAAAGTTTATAAGCTTGTTCAGACAGGTTAGCGTGTACTTTGTTTCGCTTTCTTCCCCCGATTTATGTTCTATACAATTCCATGGGTCGAACAATAATCCATTGATACCCTTACGCAACACCAGTTCTTCCGCTTTCTTTATCAGCCCGTCCATGGTTATGTCAACCATCGACAGGTTAATGAAGTGGAAGTATTTATCGATCATATCAATTGCATAGCCGAACTGATGCGCATTCATGCGGTGATCGGGATTCTTTCGAAATGCAAAAGATTTATCCGTAAACTTCTCTGCAAGCTTGGTAACATGGATTGCTGGCGGGCACTCGAAGCTGCATATTGCCCAACTCCATCGGTGAAACCTAGTAAGAGATGCCATAATATAATCTACATATTCGCTTTTGCCCGATCCAGGTATACCGGTTACTACGGTCAATTGCCCAGGGTAGAAAGTAAGCAACTGGTCAAACTCAGGAATATGGGCCCTGAAGCCCTGCGGGTAACCATTTTCGAAATAGTCAACCACGTCTGGGTACAGTTCGTCCATTCCGATAATACCCTGTATCGGCCACTCAGCGGCCTTATTGATCATGCTTACAACTTCGCCCTTGCCCAGCTTAACCAGCACATCATTGGCATCCTTGCAACCTTCGGGGAACTTAACCTGGTAACACTTTTCGTAACCAATACGCCGGGCCAGTTCTTCCCGCAGGTTATTGCCGGGCATATCATTGTCGGTAAACAGTATCACTTTTGTTTTGTCGGTGAAGTACTGAAAGCAGTTATCCAGATACTCTAACCGCTGGTTACCCTTTGCGGCGCCGTTGGGTACGCTTACCACATTGTAGATCCCGCATTCGTGTAGGGTTAAGCAATCAATCTCCCCCTCGACGATTACGGCCTCATTACAGCCCTTTAATGCGTCGAGGTTATAAAATATCAGTTCAGCATCTTTGGCGAGCTTAAAAGACTTCTGAGGCCCCCTAAACTTAATGTTTACCAGTTCTTCGTTCCGGTAGTAGTTGAAACAGATAACAGTTGCTTCTTTGTTGATGCCGGGCATGTACTCTATCGCCTCAGTGATCCCAAACCGTAGGAGCGTGTTATTGCTGATCTTCCGGTCGTTTTCAAAGAACTTTAATGCTTTCTCGCCCAACTTTTCCAGGCGCGGTTGTGGCTTCTGGTATTCCCGTTTCTGGTGTTCTTCCAGCTCGATGTTGAATTTGTTTGCCAGCCACTTGATAGCTTCCAGGTACGAATACTTTTCATGTTCAATCAGGAAGGCTATGGCATCCCCGCCCTTACCGCACCCAAAGCATTTGAAAACTTGTTTTTCCTTCGATACGGTGAATGATGGGGTCCGTTCCTGGTGGAATGGGCAGTTACCGGTGAGGTTTACACCGTGCTTTTTTAGCTTCACAAAGGCTCCTACCACTTCCGTTATTTCCATTTGGGCCTTTACCTGTTCAATTGATGCTTCGGAGATCATACGTGGATTCTAGGTTTAGGTGGTTCATCTAACTTTTCTTTCCATGCTGCTATAAACCCAGGCACCAAGCTTCCAAAATTTTTAATCGGGCTGTTGTTCAGGTACCATTCGGTTGCCTCATGTTTGGCAAAAAACTTTTCCGCTTGGGCCTTGGTTCCACCATTACGAAAAAAAACTTCCTCTACCTGCTGTAGCGTTGGGATGGTTGGCTTTCGATGTAGATTGCTTTCAGGCACTCCCGGCGCGGCCCCTGTATTCTCTTTATTCTTACTTCTTACTTCTATCTTCTTACTTCTATCCTGTTTCTTTTTCGTTACATCGTCGTTACTTCTGTGTTTCATTACGCGTAAAGCAGTGTCTTTCCTTACTTTATGCTCGCGTTTCATTAGGCGATTTATTACCGTTACATCGTTGTTACGAAATGTTACATCGGCAGTTCCGGTGGTTTGGAGCTCGGTTAATGCCTGGGTCAATTCGACGGTCGAGCAACGGGCGAGACGAGCGATTTGATCGGTCGTTCCGCGCAGTTCTCCCGAACGGCCGGACTGATGCATGGCACAAAGCAGATCCATCCAAACGCCGCGAGTAGCGGAAGTACATTTTGATAACTCGGTATCACCTAGCCACCAAGTGGGATAAAATTTAAACCAGGGTAACTTAGCCACGTTTTCAGTTTTTATAGGTTATCGTCTTTTTTCGGATTTTGCTAACTTGACTTCCTGCTGTAAGCCTTTAAGATTATCAGCTATGTATTGCTTTAAAGGCGCCTGCAGGTCGTATTCATTGTAAATGAATATCAGGTAGTCAGCGGGAACATTAGCGAGCTTATGGCCTTTATACTTGCCAAAACTCATAATACTTTGGTCAGTAAGTGGGATCATGCTACAACTGATTTAGGTGGTTGTAGGGCCGGATTAAATGTTAATAGTGCGCGTCAATTATCTTACGTTTAATAGTATTCACATCATCCTGCACTATTTGATCTATGGATAATAAATCCTTTATAAGGTCTTTACTATGAATGACAGATGTGTGGTCCATCGAGAATAAGCCACCAATCTCTTTATAAGTATCATTAGTAAAGTTCACCAGGAAATACATCAATAACTGACGCTTATAAACAATAGGTCTTCTTCGTGATACTATTTTAAGTTCAGAAAATTCAACACCAAAGTGAGCGCAAACTGTTTTAATAATAATCTCACGGGATACCTTTGATATAATAGGTGCCCTTTTTGTGCTTCGGTTTGGCGGCATTCCTGGCATACACATATAATTCATAAGCTACAATTTGGGTTGGGTCACTACAAATTATTTCCAGATCACAACATAATCGCTGCACGATTCAAGTTCCTTGCGCAGGATGGTTTCGCTTTCGATCTGAATAAGTTCAGCCAGTTCTACTGATTCCAGCCAGAACTTAGTTGAGCCATCAGTTGAATCAAGGCAGATCTCAACCCGGAACTTTTTTGGTTCTTGGCCTTTGAAAATCGGGATCAATAAAATGAAGTCTTCGGGTATGTTCGAGGTCACATTCTTCTCGAATGTGTTGGAGCGGTTACCACGACCATCGGGGGCGATGTTGGTTAAGTTGGCAGATACTTTTACGTCGAGCTTCATATAAGCCAGCAAAAGGGTTTCATGAGCAGCAGGATCAGCAAACCAGCGTTTGCCGTACTTCAGCAATTTGATTAATTCCTGTTGGCTGAACTTTCTTCCCGATTCGATACCGAACTTCAATAGCTCTGGCTCCATTTCGAGCTTGGCTTTTATTTCTGTTCCATAGAAGTCTTCAGGGTCGAGGTATAAGCAAATTGAAAGTTCTTCCTTGTTTACGATAACCAATGCGCGATCCTCATTAATCGCCTGCAACCCGGCATCATCGGTAACTTTCCTCTTTTCAATAAACGACGAAACAGTTTTAATATCGCCGCTTACCTGAATTTTTATCGGGGCTTTTTCTTCCAGGGCTTTGCCTTCTAAAATTGTAATCGGCATGCCGTTTACATTACTTACGGCCATTTCGAGTTTTTGCATGTTACTTGTTGAAAAGGTTAAGAATAGTTGCCTTCACGGGTCGGATTAAAAACTATTGATCGTTGGCAGCGGGTTTTGCCACAAATAGCCGGGCCTGCTTTTCATCAGGACGCAACCGGCGCGATCCTATCATTTCGCCCGATTCTTCGTACGTTTCCATATAACCAGATTCCTGGTTGGCCATGTGGAACAATGTGCCTTTAACCTTTTGTTTTTTAGTTTTTACTTGCTGTTGCAGAATCTTGTTTTGCATCTTTATAGGCTCCATCTTGCCTTTGTAAGTTGCCTTAACCTCATTCAACTCATCTTCCAGGGTGGAAACTTTAATTGAGTTATCGACAAACTCCTCGCGCTTTGCGTCAAGTTCTTCGGGAGTTAAATCCTTCTCGTAAGTTGTTTCTTCAATTTGGTCAGCATGGTTGCGCATTATTTGAATGCGCTCCTGTTCTGACACTTCCGGCATGAAAATTTTGGCCATCGTATTTTTAATTTTGGTTTGACTGGATTGGGTAACGGATTAAAAACTTACTGGTAATGTGTTGTTTTAGCTTCTTCCTTTAGAGCCGATATACATGTGCGCAGGGCTTCAATAGTATGTAACAACGTCCGGCTGCAGCGTTCGCATATATCATAGTCGTACTGCTCCTGTTCGATCTTGGCGCTTATATAATCCTTTGCCAGCATCGGACTTATAGTTTCATTATTAGCCAAGGTGCTGCCTATAAGGTTGTTATATGCGGCCACCTTCTTTTTGTTGAGTAGCTTCTTAGCAACCGCCATCTGGTTATTGACGAACGCTAACGACTTACATAACATGCCTACCTGATCGATTAACCAGGCGATGGATTGTGAGGCGGTATAACCATCGGCAGCTGTCTCCAACCATTCCAGACAATCTTCAACTCTCTTTATCTGTAGATCTGCTTGCATTATTCGAATATTGTTACGTTTGCGAAAGGGTCATAATGGGCAACTACCACAGACGGTTTAATCTGCATGACCTTCAGGCGCTGGTAAAGGCTGTTTATCATCAATGCAGCGTTCACCTGGTCCTCTTTTAAAGGACCAAACCACTCACCGTTGCCATCCATCAGGTAAACGCCATCCGGCCCAACACAAGCGCCGTGGCAGCTAAATAAGGCTATGTGTGGCGAAGCCTTGATCCTGATCGCATCGTCGAACAATACCTGGTGATCAGGGTAGCTGTTAACGGCCTCGGTGATAAATTGTAGGTGGTTCATGATAATACTGTTTACATAATTCAACAACCTGTTTGCATTGATCTACATCGAACATCCCTATGTGTGTGTCTTTTACCTGTAATCCCATCTGGCATGCTAACCATTCATATGCTTTATGCCTCGCCGATGTCTTACTATGCCCTTGATTCATCTTCTTTTGCCAAAGCGGATCAAAATACTTATGCGCATCCTTCTTCCATTGCCTTAGCTCTCGATTCGCCAATCTGCCCAGCGCTTTGTTTGTGCCTTTATGAACTCCTACCCAGGCACCACAAGGCTCACACAGGTAAATCATGCCGTAGCTCTTTGTATATACTCCCTTACTATCTACGTATCGAGTTGGCCGGTTGCAGTAGGGGTAGGTTTTACCGTCGAACATGCTACTTGATTTGCAGGTTCTTCTTTTCGACAGTCGAGGCGCCTGTGATCTTCAATCCAGTCTTAAGTGCTTCGCCTATCCTTTTCTTGCTGGCAGTCGCTTTTACATCAAAGTATTCGATCAGGTTACGCACATATGCCGGTGCATCCTCGTCCGGCTCGATAATAATCCTGACATTTTTAAGGAAGGTATCTTCGAAGTCCTCAGCCAGTTCAACCGGGTTTGACTTGCGGTATGAAAGTGTAAGGGAGGGTGTTTGAATCTTTTCAATACCAAACTCCCGCATAGCTTCATCAAGCCGGTTTTTGAACGTCTCCGCTCGTTTGGCGGCCTTTTGCTTAAGCGCAGTAAGGCGCTTGATCTCCTTGTCCAGTACTTCTTCAACATCCTCGAACGACTTCACCACAAACCCATAACTAACTGCCTTATCTTCAAATTCTTCTTCAGTTAAAACCAGTGACTGTTCAATTTCGGGCGTCAATTCTCCTTCTGCTTCTTCGATCTCTTTTAACAGACCGAGGTGTTCAGCCCGGATGCGGTACATTGATTTAGTTTGCAGTTGCATTTTCTGGCTTTTTGTTAGCGTTAATGATTTTGGTGTAGCGTTCAGTCCCTGCCTTAATAAATTCCGGGCTTTTGACTATGTGAGGAGTAAGCGTTTCCTTGAATAGAGTAAGCTCTTCCGTAGTATTGCAATTTGCCAACTTCACAATGGCGTCGTTAATCTCTACCATTGGATCTACTCCCTTCTCGCACCACTGCTTTATCAGGCGACCAGTATCAGCAGTTATAATAAATGGCTCCTTGCCCTCAAACAGTTCGGTACGATCTTTAGAAGCGGTGACGCAATGGGTGTCTCGGTCGATAGAAAGCGATACTGTTAACTCATATTCCCAACCGTCGCGCTGAATATCTTTCATGCCGACCTTCTTTACCTTCTTATCGTCGCCCATTACGGTTTCCATCTTAGAGCGGGTGCAAGTGATAAAGTGGCATTTCGATTGAAGCACCTTTTGAATAAACCGATCGTGGCGGGGCGTTGTTTCCATCCATGCAGCCCACGTGTTACCCTTGTATTTAGCCTGCGCCAGCCTCTCGTTTATTTCAACGCAGCCGCCTGGTCCATTCCATTCATGTGAACTGCTATCCAGTATAATACACTCCATACCGGCTTTCAGGCAAGCATCAATAGCTTCAATATACCTTTCCGGGGTAAACGGCGGCTCAATATCCACCACGTTAAACGGACCAAGGTGGTCATATAAGCTGGCAGACCCATTTTCGGTATCAATAACCGCAATCTTTTCCCAGTCTTCAATAAGGCCATATGCCATAAGTAACGCCCCCATTGTTTTACCGGCGCCAGATGGCGCGGAAAGATTTAGGCGCATGAAAGATTTCTGCCTGGTTGCTTTTCTTAGTTGCATAAAAATGTTTTTAACGGTTACGAATTAACTTCCAGCAGCCCGGCAGCGGCTTTCATTTTTCCCAACGCTTCGACAAATGCTACGTCGAACTCTTCTTTAGTACACTCCTGCCCATTATCAAGTACATAAGAGATTTCATCATGATATGATCTGCCCATATCTTCTTTCCAGCAATAGACCATACTTTTGGATACAACTAAAATGTGGTTGTCAGAAAGAAAGTAGTGCTTATGAAGCAACTCAGTCTTATAATACGCCGGGGTCTTAACCTCCAGCGTCTCCCCGATTTGTTTTTTGACTGTGAGTAACATAACTTCGTCTTGTTTATAGTTTACAATGTTGATTCTTAAGGAAGCCCCGGCTGCGTTTCCGGGGCTGTACTTCACGGGTCACTACTTAACCTTCAGTCCCTCCTTCTTCGGCATCCACTTCCATCGCCTGGTCTTGCGATACGCTTTCCTGAGTTGCTTCCTGGCCTTCTGCTGGTTGTGGTGTGTTTGGATCTACCATATGATTGATACCAGACTGACCGCTGGCAGGGTTTACGAGTTCGGGGTTGTCGTGGATGTTGCCAACGACTATGATCCATTTTGAACTTTCTTCAATCATTTCTTCGCCCTCATCATCAGGTAGCCAACCTAAAGGCATACAACTGACCTCTGATTTGCCACCAACAAAAGCGCCACTAATAAACATAACTTGATAGTTTTCCGGGCCATGCTCTGATCTATATACATCACCCTCATAAATCTCCTTCCCATTCTTATCCTTCAGGCCGGTGTATTGGCCAACGGTTTCGGGTACTACCTCCAACATGTAACACTCATAATCGTCACGTTTAATATGGCCAGTTATACCAACCAATATAAATGCTTCTTCAGGAGTTACAGAAACCAAACAACCTTCTAGCCATTGTCCGTTGTCTTTTCTTTTGCCTCTGAACTTAATTTCACGCATATACTAATTTGTTATTTGCTTTTTAAAAACCCCGGCCGGAGTGCACCGGGGTAACCCTAAACCTTAAACCGTAGAAAAACTTTTAAAAACCGGGGCCGGTGTGCGCCCCGGATTGCTCTCCATTATAGAACGCCATTAAACCTTGTACAAGGGGCGGGATTCGAACCCGCATATTTCTCCGACTTCTTTGCTGCCATCGTTTGTGCGCCATCGTTCTTATGGGTGTGGCCGATGGATGTGTGTCGTACCTTTTACTGTTGTACACCAGCGCGTCTACCAATTTCGCCACCCTTGCATATCGCCAGCCATCGATATGGCCGGCCTTAATTGATCGTACTCCTTGTAAAATATTATGCGACCTTCTTTCTTTTCCTTAAACCAATAGCCCATGAATGCGCCATGTTTTCCTTCTTTGTACACCATTCCAAATTTGAAACCTGGTTATTTGCTTTATTACCATCTTTATGGTTAACCTCAGGTAAATCAAGCGGGTTAGGAATAAAAACAATAGCAACTAATCGGTTAATTCGATATCCAATATCAATCCCCTCCTTTGATAAGCGCACAAAATGATAGCCTTCTTTTTTAACCGAAATGGCCATTAGTCGTTCTTTTAAATATCTAAGCCTATGTTTTACTTTCACATATCTACCTAAACTTTTTACATGTCCTTCTTCATTGATCTGGTAGATACCTTCATATCCAGGAATGTCAATCCATTTCATTGTATAGAAATTTTAATGGTGAAATTCTCTGGGTACAACAAACCATTTACATATTCATAGGGTCGATATTAAAAAACTACATCTTAAATATCTTTGCTCGCCTTATCCCACCTCTTTTTCATTACCTCAGCTAACACCAGCATTCCTGTTATAACCATCACTACCGCCATATCAATTCCTTTTTGGTCGCCACACGATCAGGTAGTAACCGGCTGATAACAGCGAAGCCACTACGATCACATGTCTGATAAAATTTGGGTCTGTCATTTCTTAACTTTATTTATTCACCAGAATCCGAACATCACAAGCGCCATCAATAATAATATCACTACTGCTGCTCCTCCTGTTGCTGTCATGGCGGTTAATTAAAGTATTCAATAAAGGGTTTCTCACAATAATCGATGTCCTCGTAATGGCCGGGGCTGTCGTCGCTGAACTCTATTTCAACTGGCCTGGTAAAAACTATACAGGCCCATATTCCTAATGCGACTGACAGTATAGCCAGTCCGATAAACAGTAAAGTGATAATGTCAATTTGTTCCATGAGTGGGATTATTTAGCACGGACCTGACGATTCGAACGTCCTTCATCTTAATACTGAGAGCGTGGATACCGCGGCTACTCTCTCGGCCAACCCAGTTAGCTTCTGCCCGTATTTGCCGGTCTTTCCCGGCTGTCAACTTTTTCCACCGAACTACTAAAACCAATGCATTGGCCAGTTAATTACTCTGTTAAGTTCATCAGGCGTAGGGTCGTTCCTATTTCCATTAAAAAAGAGTAAAGTATCTACTGCATGATGGCAGGATTCGATACCTGGATAGGTAATGGTTGAGTTTATCCGGGGCGTCTATACCTGACTGTCCGCATTCCCTGCCTCAGTCCATTGAGTTACTTTCTCCACACCACACAGTAGAATATCTTCAAAGAGCTTTTAAAAAAGGGCCGCAAGTGAGCCGGCCCGCGAACCGTCCTGATCCTAATATCTTAGAACTGCATGCGCATGGGCCCACTTAGTTTTTTCTCCGGCACATTTAAGTGCTTTTTCCAATTCTTGCCATATGCCTGCCTTAATTCTTTTTTATGGTTAACCTTCGCGGTAAACGCAGCACCGCGTTCAATGGGCGTCTGGTGAAATTCATCCCGATTAACAGTGATAGCCAAAGCCGGGACAATCATATATCCATTACGAATGGATGGAGCTAAGGGGTCATTTTTAACTGACATAGCAACTTTATTAGGTAATTAATAATTTATATGAGGCGCAATTGCTGTCATCATAACCGGATGAACGTGATCGTTACCAAACTCTTTCTGCGCATGATCTTTCGCTGCTTCTGTGATCTCTTTGTTGACATCAACCCATGAGTTGTGAATGCCGATCGATGCCATGAGGTAAGGCGTGCCCTTAACGCTGGTAACCGACACCGGCCCTACTACACCTTTATTAACGATGGCTGAATACTCGACTTCGATGTATTGATCGCCCGGCCACTGGAAGCCATAGTAAGAAGCGTCAACGTGGAACTGGAAAGTGTTTGGTAGTATCATGGCTAATAGCTTTTATATAAGTCTGTGAAAAAATCTTGTTTACCTCCTCCTTACTCCTACCTTGCTCCAGCGCCTGCCACATCGCCTCCATTGCCTTGTCGTCTGCTGCCTGGGTGCCGCCGCGGGTGATAGACTTGACGGCGCTCTGGTTGGTGAGGGTGTCGGGGTGATGGATGGTGGTCATGGCTTAGGTTTAATTTCAAGCCTGATATTAATGCCATCATTATCGATCACAAGGCCTGTAATGGTTTCGTTATCAGATAGCCCGATTTCAGGTGAGCTTTCCAGAAACTTTTTAAATCTACTCCAACCGATATAGGTTGTAAGTCCACCAGATTCAATTGCGGCCTTGCTTCTTCCCTCGAATGGGATGATTAGTTTGCTGCTCACAGTTCCAGGTTATCGGTTTCGCCTCGCAGGAAGGCAATGAGGTTTGCGTTCTTTGCCTCGGGGAGTAAGATGTAGGCTTCGATTGCGGAGAAATGACATGAACTAAAAGGCTCTGTCCTTTCTCCTATAAAGCCATTGACAGTTGCACCGTTCACGCCCCTTTTGATGCGATCGAAATCTGTCGACTCCTCGTAGAAGCCGGGCATAATATCATGCTTAAAGTACCGAACGCAACATTCATTAATCAATATGGCTGATCTGGTTGAAAAACAATAGCCGGTCATTTGACCATAAATACAATTGTGCATATTGTTTGGGTCTAATATTTCAAAATCCAACCTCTCCCTCTCCTCATTCGTCGCGTGGATCTTCAGCGCCTCCGCTTCCTTGCGGACATCTTCTTTTAGTTGATCGAATGTGTATGACATATGGTTATGCTGTTAAACGGTTTATTATTACTTTACCGGGTGCCTCTTTAATGGTCAGGATTCCCATTCGTATATCCCTGTTAGCTACCTGCGTTTTAGTCCATGCTGCACATACATCCTTGTCGCCATAAGTTTTAAACCAGCCTTTCAACTCTTTAGCAAACCCGTGATAGGTTACACGCAATTCCCAGGTTGACCCATCCAACACCATAACAACACGCCTATATTCTGAAACATATTCGTAGAACAGTTCAGCAGCCCTTACGGGTTGTTTTCTCGCTTCTACAATTTCGTTGTATGTCTGCATGATGGATGTACGCATATTTAAGAGTTTAAAAGATTCATTATGCGCTCACATGCGCGAATAGCTTCTTCAGTGGTCAGAGGTACAGATTGTAGGTTCTTCATTGTATAATGCGGTTAGAGGGTTGACATAGGAAAATTACTTGCCGGTTGCTTTTTCAATTGCTTCACGTGCCATCGTTAACACATTATCATTATGATCGCTATCTGGGAAAGCGCATTCATAAGCCCCTTCTATATATGGCAATGCCAACTTTAATGCTTCAAGAAGCTCGGGTGCTGCTGCGAACAATGTCGCATATGCTTTCGCTTCTTCATGATCTGGGAAGTTACCAGTCTCAATTCCGTAAGACGGCACCTCGCCTATCCATTTACCACCTGATTCTGCTAAATCAGTAATCCGAATTACGCCTACTCGTTTCCCATCCTTATTGATGAATGAATCGTCGTGAGCGAATAAAGTAGCAGGGGTGAATTGTGCTTCCATGACTTTATGTTTAGGGGTTATGATGCCTGCTTTTGTTTGATGAGCTGCTCAGGTATACTCTCTAACTTGTAGAGGTAACCGCCGGTACCTGATTCCTTAAACTCTATTATCTTCTGATCCCTCGCTGCCTGCAGCTTCCTTTTATTCCAACCAGTCACCTCTGCAATCCAAACATGAGTTACCCAAGTGGCCTTCTCCTGCGTAGCCTTCAGCGCCTTGATCTCTCGGTGGAGGCGGTCGAACTCACGTTTTAATTCCTGGTCCATGTTACACGTTATAAAAGGTTGTTAAATGAATGGTGTGGGCTTGTGGATGCGGTGATTGGGTATTTATTTAGCGGCCGGAACAACCTCGCCTTCCTCCAATATCTCTGCGTCAGTTAAACCGGTTTGCTCCCTGATAATTTGTAATGCCGATGCCTTGGTTAAATCCCCATCCGATTGATTTTCCTTTATTAATTGTGAGATCCAACGTTCTGTACAATCGAATTGCATCGCAAGGCGCAAACGCACTTGTGTTGTATTAATCTGCTGCAATGCTTTTTGAGATAGTCTCATAACTTATTTATATTTGTTCGAAGTGAATTGCGAATCAAATATACGAACGAATCGTTCGAACGAACAAATTTTCGAACATATATTTTTTCGAATAATTGTTCTATTTATTTAGATAATTTTCAATATGCAATGGCTACAATAGCGGAAATATTAAAAAGCAAAATCACAAAAAGCGGTAAATCAAAAACTTACGTTGCCGCTGAATTAGGTGTAACTGAGAAGACAATTGAGAATTACATGAATGGTGTGAGGGAGCCTGACGCCAGCAAACTTGTTAAACTGAGTAATCTTTTAGAATTTAACCTGAACGAACTGTCCGAACAAATTGTTCCAAACGAGCCTCCATTAATCGCAAAAAGGATAGCTAAATCTAACGATCCAATACATGAGGCTTTAATTATCATTAAAGAACAAAATGAATACCTGCAGAGATTAATTAATACTAGTTTAGCCGAGCTTTCAACTGATGTGAATAATAATGCAGCTGTGATCCGGGCTGAAATACGAGGTTATGCTCAACGGCAGATATTAAAGGAGGTGAACTATGATGATGCTGAGTTTTTAAAAGCAAAGGCAGAAGCGGACAAAATTTATCTTTTAAGCCTGAAACAGCTTTTAGGGGACAATAAGACGAGTGCTGGCATGTAAGACACGCCGTAGTCTTTGTCTGCATGGCAGTAGCAGTTAAATATGAAAAGGTCTGGGTGTCATGAAGGGATAAGAAAGGCGCGGCCTTCGTCGTAGCGATCAGGCACTGGCGGCGCCCTAAACCTTGACTACAAGCCACGCCGGATCGGCGTCCCGTAGTCTCCTGGTTTAGATCAATTCGCCAGTTTCGATCGCAAGAGAACTAACAGTCCAATATGTTTAACCGGTGGTTACCGGTAAGAAGGCTGCGAAAATAAATGATTTAAGTCGAATAAAAAAGGTACAATAACATAAGCAATCGGTTTACGAGATTTAGGAATTAAGTTAATACTGACAGAGCCCGGCATCATTGGAATTGGAGTATATGAATATACCCACTTTGGGTAATAAAAAAAAATATTTCGGTGTTGAATAAACGAAATTGATTCAGATCATGTATTCGTTTGTGCGTAAATGTTAATACCACTTTCGTGGTATAGGACAGATCAAATATATTAATTATAATTAAAAGGTGTCAATTCGGTTTGGCACGTAGTCACTAAACCATTATTATGAACAGATTAATGATTGTGGCTTGTTTGATGTTATCTTTAACCACCCAAGCTCAGCCTCCAAAAAGGGCAAGCAAGATAATAGTTGCACCCAGCGATACATCAGTATTGCTGAACAGAATTGCACTTGCGTTAATTGATAAAGGCTTTGAGATAGATAGGAAAGATAGTGAGCTTAAAACCGTGACTACTAAAGAAAGATCAATGCAGAAAGGTGCAGCACAAACTAAAATACAGGCGCATATAAACGATACTGCAGTAATTTTCACAAGCACTTTATGTGTACAGTTGGAATTAAACATATCAGGAACAATTATAAAACCCACATTTGACCCGGTAACATATTCTGGAATGAAAGGCAGTTACATGCGCGAAGCCTGGAATGAGCTTGAAGAAATTGCGCGTAAGTTTGGCGAAAAGATTATTTTTAGCAAATAATTGGTAAAGATATAGTGCACTCTATTCATATTGAGATTCCCATTAATTAATATACTCATATGAAAAAAGCACTAATTGTTTCGATTACAATTAACCTTGTATTGCTTACTGCTTGGACTGCAAAACGGATCTATTTAATACAGGACCCAGGGCCAAATCCGGATTACGCATCCCTGCATAACGCCGAATTAGTAAGCCTTTACAGTAACTTTCCCATAACCAAAGAAGATGTTGTTTTAGTAGGCAACAGCATCACTGAGCGAATACCGATAGAATTGTTTAGTTCATTAAAATTTAAGAATCGCGGGATAGGAAGCAATTTAACTAAGCATCTCAAAGATCGGATTGGGAATATAGCAAAAGGACAGCCTAAGAAAATATTTATTGAAATTGGGATTAATGATTTAGCCCATAAGGTACCTCAAAATAATATACTTAATAATTTCAGAGCCATTATAAATACTATTAAGACTTGCTCCCCTTCTACTTTAATATATGTACAATTACTTATGCCGACAGCTGGTTCAGATAAATATCTAATGCCAGATATAATCCAGCTTAACGAAGCACTTAAGACATTACAATCAAGGCATGTTACGTTAATTGACATGTTCACGCCATTTGAACTAAATGGACAGATGAATGATAAACTTACGACTGATGGCACCCACTTAAATTATGCCGGCTATGTTAAGTATAAGGCTGTTTTGGATGGGTATATTTGAAATCACTCCCACGCAGCCAAACATTCTTTGTCGATCTTTCTATTCGTGACTTTATAATAGTTCTCGACGCAGGTTTTTAAAGTAATGCCCATCAACTCAGAACAGGTTTCCGCGCTTATCCCTCGCTCTGCGCACATTGTAATAGCGAAGCTGTGCCTGCCACAATGGGTGGTTATCTTCTTTCCTGGAAAAAGCTGCTTCAGCGTCCGGTTCATCTCCTGCTCAGTGATCTTCAGCGGACAACCAAGTACTCGATCCAGGTGGCGGGCCAGCCTACCAGTTATAGGCATGGTCACCCACTCGCCATTTTTCTTTGCTCGAAGAAACAACCGACCATCCTTGATATGCTTGTTAATATCGAATTGGCGCCAGTCAGAAACACGCAGGCCGGTGTATGCACCAAGTAGAAAATATATCGCCGTTTGCTTTGTAGTGAGGTTTGTGGTTGTATCGGCTATCTTCTCCAACTCATCTAGCTCTTTGAAAGAAAGGTAATCTTTCGTTGGCGCTGAATACCCAGGGTTTTCGTATACATCGAATGGATAGCATGTTATGATCTTTCGCTTTCTGGCGGCGTTAAAAAGGGCTTTCAGGTTCTTCCAGATATTGTGAATGTAATTGCCGCTGTACTTCTTTTTTCGTAGATGATCCTCGAACCTCACAAGATATTCGTGGGTGATCTCCTCAAAGGTCAGGGATCGGGAGCCGTGATACTCTTCGATCATCTTATAGTACTTCCGATATTGCCTAAGAGTACCAGCGCCACGTTTATGCTGGACCTCTTTGATATAAACTTGCGCGAAGTCAAACAGATTGTGTAGATCCACTTTTAACGAAACCAGGGTCTTTAATGCGGCCGGGGTAATCTCCAGCCCTTTGACCTGGTAGCTAACTATTGCCTTTATGATCTCCTGTTTCCGGGTTGTTATGTCGGGGTTGATAGTGCCCGCCTGCATGTGGCCGGCCTTCACCCGCTCGTTCTTTTCATCCCAGTAATGCTTGTCAATGAAGTGCCCGGTAGATAGATAGGATTGCTTACGATTAATTGTAATACGGCAATAAATCGGATATTGCCCTTTGGCATTGGCCTGGTGTTCGTATAGCAAGAGTTTGACAGAGTACTTCATATGGCAGTAGTTTACTAATACAATACTACTACAATTCGGGGTATTTTAAAGACTGAGATAGTCGCAGATAATCGCAGGCGTTCCTTCCAAACCCTTACCAGTGCTGCATTTAAAGCGAAAACCCGCCATGACAGCGGGTTTGATAAAATAGCCTAAGTGAACCGGATTGGATTAACGCTTTGTTTTATAATTAACTGTATATCAATTACTTGAATGTTGTTTAATTTACCACACTAATACATAACTAATACTTTTAAATACAAATCATCCTTTCTTCATACGACCTTATCCTTTTTGCGCAAATCTTTCAATGCACAAAGTAACTTGCAGCCATGGCAAAAAGAAAGACACCCACTATTGATGACAAGCGGATAAAGGCAATCCCCCTTTTGATAAGCGGTGGTTATATAAAGACATGGCAGGACATTTTCGAATACCTGCCGCGATCAGTTATTGCTTATAACCTGGGGATAAACGGCCAACTGATGAAGCAATATGTAGAGGTCCCGGGTACAATGCCGGCCGAGGATATAGATCAATTAGCTGTTTTTTTGAAAGTTGAGGTAAAAGTGCTGAAGAAGCTATCCAAAAAGAAACCGTCGAAGAGGAATTGATCGCGGTCAAGAACTTTGCCGCATCATGAAATATATTTCATACTTATAAAAATGAACCTATCTTTGATATATCAAACGAGCGGCGCAGCTCGGTAAACTCCGCAAAAATGTTATGACTACAACAGCTATTACCCCCGAGATCAACTCCGCGCTTAATAATGTAAAACATCTTTTACGTACAAAGCTTCAACCTGGCATTTCCATAAAGGGCGAATTTGTTGCTAACACTAATCAAAGCAAAGACTACTTAGCATTTGTAAATTTCTATAATGTACCCGGCCTTGGAAGTAATATTGTTACACATCATACTGGCATCGAGCTTTCAGATCTAATTGATGCAGAAGCCTGTGTTGAACTTATAGTCAACGAAATAAAGCAACAAGGAATAATGGGCATTTTTGCTTAGTTAACTTCAACAAGCCGGGCAACCGGCTTTTTCATTCAACCAAACATCTATGAAAGGTAACATAACCCCTGAACAACAACAGGCCGCCCGCGCGCACATGGGTGCATGGCTCAAAGAAAGGCGCGAAGAAAGCGGTCTTTCCCAATCTGAACTGGCTCGACAGCTCGGGATTGACCAGGCAACTATCAACAAGATCGAGGCCGGTAAATGGGCTATAAGCGTGGATGTAATAGAAATGTTCCTGCTGCATTATGGCACTACAATAGCGGACATGTTCGTATTGACCGAGATCAAGAATTAAAATAAACTATGAAATATATTTCATAGTTCTGAAATAAGGCCTATCTTTGTTTCACCAACGGCAATGAAGTCGGGTTTAAACTAAACAGCAACATGAAAAAGTACAGGGTTATAGAGATTGGCGGCTACTCTAAAGAGAGTACTACCGCATTATATTTTGATGGAAAAATATTTGAGTCTGCGACATTCTTCGCTAAAGACTTTGATTATGGAGAAAAAGCTGAAGCAGCTCTGGAAGAGTGCAAGCTCTTTATTAAACAGAAAGAAGAAAATGACGGCTGGGTGCCAGATGTTGTAACCTGCTGGATAAGCGAATTTGATATTGAAGAAATCGAGCAATAACCCCCACCCGGATAGGAGCCGGGAAAGTATGGAAACATTCACACCTTTTATAATTTGCGAGATCTATATCTCGTCTATCGACGGCGGCCACTGCCGGATACTTAAATGGGTTGACCACGATCATCCGATCTTTATTATTAATACCAATTAAAACAACCCAGCGGTAAAGTATGGGACCAAACGTTGAAAATATAAGAGCCCTCGCAATGCGGGTTGTACGAGGAAGAATACCCCGCGAAGTAAGGAAAGAACTCATGGAGGCTGTAAAGAACAAAGAGCTGGGCCGCCTAAAAAAGGACGGGCTGAAACCGGAAGTATTTTTTCACCCTGACCACCTTCATTCAGCGATGGATATGCAAAAAAGAGAGGCTGAATACTCTATCTCTTGCATTAAAAAAGTCGTTGGCTTTAATCCGCACGTCGCAACATCTAACATATGAGACATAAATGGAATAAGGAGGAAAGAAAAGCGGATGATGGCCGGGCCTATCATGTAACCATTTGTGTAAATTGTAGAATGGTTAAAGAAAAGGCCTGGACCGGTTATCTTTACTATAAAAAAGGATACGACCCTGTAAAGAATAATTCCGGTCCTTTTACATATAGGCCTGGTAATTGTAATGTTAACTAACCCGCACGCCGCTACGGTACGGCGAAAGAAGATGAGCTTACAAAAAGTCGTAGCAATACAAGACGATAGCAGTCATTGGTATATTATACCTGCTGAAATGAGAAAGGAGTTTAGAAGGCTTGAAGAACTAGCAAGCAATGACGATGATGCCGCGCTCGATGAATTTATTGATAAGTTCAATAAATATAGAACAGGTGGCGACGTTAATAACGTGCAACTTTACGCAGAAATAAAATAGCCCCGACTTTCGCCGAGGCCTACCCTACCCCGACCCAGGGGTTTAAAAAAGAGTTTATGAAACTATTGATCGAAATGGAGGCAGAAGATTGGTTAGACCTTTGCGCACTACATAAAGATGTGATGGAGATAATTACTTCTAATATGGCGCAAGACCCGATTGCCTATTCTTCTGCCGCCAGGATAACAAATCAAATATTTAATGAGGTTGTTAAGAAATTGCCATCTGGCGAAATTGACAGAATCTTAGAACGTAGAAACCAAGACAAAGATTAAGCCTACTTCACCACTACCCTCACCTCATCACTCGCGCTGCTCCCCTTCTCATCAGTCACAGTCAGCTTAAACACATTCTCACCCTGACTTAACCCCGTCACTTTCGTGCTGGCCGCCGCCGGATCAGCGATCACTGCAGGCACTCCGCTTGTCTGCTCCCATTTAAATGTCACGGCCTTGCCCTCTGGATCTATGCCAGTACCATAAAGCATGGCGCTCACCTCGATCACCTGGTCATTGCCAGCGCTGGCATTTGGCGGCTGATTCGTAGGGGGAGGCGGTGGATTATCGCCCCCTGCCGGGTATAGCTGGAACATTGGTATGAACTCCCGTTTCAGTGATGTACTGGCCCACTCGAGGGTACAGCCGGACCGGTCATCGGAATTGAAGAACTCAAGCTTAATATCGTAGAGCTGGCCGGCCGTAAGGTTGATCGAATAACTCGTTAATTCACCCGGATAACGTTCTGCCCAGCTATCAATTAATTTAA